TTGATGGCACACAGTTAACATACAAAACTGGTCGTGGTATGGACACAGAGAAGGCTGAAGCACTTGGAACAGACAGCTCACCAGCTTTCAACGAAATGGCATTCTCAATCGAGAAGGTCACCGTTACTGCGAAGTCCAGAGCACTAAAGGCAGAGTATAGTTTAGAACTAGCTCAAGACCTTAAGGCAATTCACGGTCTAAATGCAGAAGCAGAATTAGCAAACATTCTTTCAACAGAGATTCTTGCTGAAATTAACAGAGAAGTTATTAGAACTATCTACAAGTCTGCTGAAACAGGTGCTGCTACAAACGTTGCACAAACAGGTGTATTCGACCTTGACATCGACTCAAACGGTAGATGGTCAGTTGAGAAATTCAAAGGACTTATCTTCCAGATTGAAAGAGATGCAAACAGAATTGCACAGAGAACTCGTAGAGGAAAGGGTAACATGATCCTTTGTTCTGCTGACGTTGCTTCTGCACTTACAATGGCAGGTGTATTGGATTACACTCCAGCACTTAATTCTAACCTTAACGTTGATGACACAGGCAATACATTTGCTGGTGTATTACAAGGTAAGTATAGAGTATACATCGATCCATTCTCAGCAAATAGTGCTGCTCAACAGTATTATGTTGTTGGTTACAAAGGTACATCACCTTACGATGCAGGACTGTTTTACTGCCCTTACGTTCCACTACAGATGGTTCGTGCTGTGGGAGAAAACTCCTTCCAGCCAAAAATTGGCTTCAAGACCAGATACGGTATTGTTGCTAACCCATTTGCTGAAGGAACAACCGCAGGTCTTGGACGTATCACTAAGAACTCTAACAGATACTATCAGAGAGTTACTGTTAAAAACCTTATGTAATATGTTTTACATATTCTCAAAAGACTCCTTCGGGGGTCTTTTTTTTGCGTATAAATACTTATATGGAAGATAAAAAAGCAGCAAAGTTAATAATTAAAAGAAGAAAAAAAAATCCTTTTTTGTATACAAAGGAAGAAGTGATCTACGCAAAAATTATTAAAAAAAATATAAAGGATCAACAAAACTCTTCTAAATAACTAAAAACTAATATGAAAAATTTCAAGGAATTTATGGAAGATATGGATTCCGATGCGAGTCCTACAGAAACCCGTGCTGATGTTGCTAGGAGAAGATTTGCTACATCGAAAGAAAAAATGTCTAGTATGACATCCAAATCCCCATCTGCTGTTAAATTTACTAAAAGTAAAGGTCAACTGCCAACACTATTCAAGAAAAAAGTAAAACCACCTGTGGAGGAAGAATAATGCCTTATCATATTAAAAAGTCAAGTCTCTTAGGTTCTGCAATTCCAACTGATGGAAATGAATATTATGCAGGAGATAATCATTGGACAAATATATACGAAAATCGCAAAGTATATGTAAATGAAGCAGATGCTAATGCACAAAAAGCATCAACAGAAACAAGAATTACAGGTGGTAAAACATATACATATCAACCTACTTGGTGGAAAAATGCAGTAGTGGTAAGTGAATAATGTCGAGAATTTATTCCAATCAAATTGAGAATCGTAATTTTTTATCTCCTATTGGATTTAAATTTACTTTATCAAAAACACCAAAGGTAACATTTTTTTCAAACTCAAGTCGTATACCTGAGATATCTCTTGGCACAGCATTGCAACCAAGTTATCTAAAAGATATTGACGTGCCTGGTGATAAGTTACAGTATGGTGAATTTTCTCTTCGGTTTTTAGTCGATGAGAATATGGAAAACTACATGGCAATACATAATTGGTTAACAGGACTTGGATATCCAGAAACAACAGACCAATTTAAAAAAGCAACCACAGATCAAGATGGATTAAGAGATAATGAAGAAGTTTTTAGTGATGGTAATCTACACATATTGAATAGCAATTTCAATACGACAGCAATTGTTAAGTTCTTTGATCTATTTCCAGTTAGTTTATCTTCACTTGAATTTGAAGCAACAGAAACAGATGTCAATTACTTTACAGCAGATGCAATTTTTCGATATACAGTGTATAATATAGTTAAACCAGACGGAAGAACTCCTTTATGAATCTTGATGAAATTCAGGAAATGTGGGAAAGAGATGCTACCATAGATCCTGATAACCTACATGATGAGTCACTAAAAATACCTCAGTTACATGCAAAGTATTATACAATCTATAATACTATTACTTTAATGCGAGAAAAAGCAAGAGACCAAAAAGCAAAGATTAAATTAGAAAGATATAATTACTACACAGGAAAGGCAGATCCCAAGATTTATGAAGAAGATCCATTTCCGTATAAGGTAAGAGAAAAGGACGCAATACAGAGGCATCTAGATGCCGATGAGAGGATGACTAAGATAGATTTAAAGATAAGATATTATGATACTACTCTAAAGTTTCTAGAAGAAATTATACGAACTGTATCAAATCGCACTTATCAAATTAAAAATGCAATCGAATGGCATCGTTTCCAGTCTGGATTTACGTAGCTAAATAAAATCAGATGAGCATGTCTAATGTCACATTTGATTATATCAAAAAAGAATGAAGTGTATTTGAAGATACACGCAGAACCTCATATCTACTATGAGTTGTCTGATCAATTCACCTTTGATATTCCAAATGCAAAGTTTTCACCAGCATATAAAAAGAAATTTTGGGATGGTAAGATAAGGTTATTCAATACGCAGAAGGGAGAAATATACATAGGATTACTTGATCGGATCATACAATTTTGTAAAGATCACGAATACACATACGAATTCACGGATAGTGAATACTATGGAACTCCTTTTGAGGTGAATGATTTTATCTCAAAAGAGGGTGTTAAAGATTATATGAACTCAATATCTAAATATCGACCCAGAGACTATCAGATTGATGGAGTATACGACGCCTTAAGACATAATAGAAAACTATTGATATCTCCAACTGCATCGGGTAAGTCTCTGATGATATACTCGATTGTTCGATATTATGTTGGTAACAAGAAAAATATTTTGATAGTCGTTCCGACGACATCGCTAGTAGAACAGATGTATAAAGATTTTGCAGATTATGGTTGGGATGTTGGTTCATTTTGCCACAAGATATACGCAGGTAAAGAACGAGAGACGGACTCTCAGGTAATCATTACGACTTGGCAATCAATCTATAAACTCCCCAGAAATTATTTTGAGAGATTCTCTGTTGTGGTTGGGGACGAAGCTCATCAATTTAAATCAAAGTCATTAATATCTATAATGACAAAACTTGATAGTGCAAAATATAGATTTGGATTTACTGGCACGTTAGACGGAAGTGAGACTCATAAATGGGTTCTTGAGGGATTGTTCGGACCTTCCTATAAAATCATAAAAACTGACGAGCTCATGAAGAAAGGGCACCTTGCAAAACTAGATATCAACGTGCTTCTATTGAAACACCCACCGAATAAATTTGAAAATTTTGAAGAAGAAGTGCAGTATATTATTGGACATGATAAACGAAATAACTTTATCAAAAACCTTGCACTTGATCTCAAAGGCAATACTTTAATACTATTTGCCAGAGTTGAGAAGCACGGAGAACCTCTTTACAATTTGATAAATAATAGTAATATTATTGAGAGTCGAAATGTCTTTTTTATTCATGGTGGAGTGGACACCGAGGACAGGGAAAAGGTTCGAGAAATCACTGAAAAAGAGAATGATGCTATTATCGTTGCCTCGTACGGGACTTTTTCCACTGGGATTAATATCAAAAATTTACACAATATAATTTTTGCATCCCCATCTAAGTCAAGAATACGTAATTTACAGTCTATCGGAAGAGTTCTAAGGAAGGGTAATCAGAAGACAAGAGCAACTCTTTATGATATTGCTGATGACATTAGTTATAAATCTCGAAAAAATTATACACTTAACCACCTAATTGAAAGAATTAAAATTTACAATGAAGAGAATTTTGATTATGATATAGTCAACATACCACTTAAAAAATAATGGGAGACGAATTTTACGCAATTATTAAATTAGTTTCGGGGGAAGAAATCTTCTCACTTATTCTTGTGGACAATGATCAAGATAATGATACTATAGTTGTTCTCCAAAGTCCTGTAATCATGGGAGTAAATTCAAATGCTCATGGAACTTATATCAAAGTTAAACCTTGGTTAGATCTGCCAGAAGACGATATTTTTATGATTAGATTAGATAAAATTATTACTATGACCGAATCTCATGATGAAAAATTAATTAATTTATATAATCACTATATTAATGGAGAAGATTCTGTATATGATATTAATGGTCTTATAAAACCAAATCACGAAATGGGTTACATCTCTTCAGTTGAAGATGCTCGTAAAAATCTCGAAAGAACCTTTAAGCTTAATAAAGAAACTTAACTACTTTATATCCCTTTGAACCCTTACAGAGTTATTATACTAATATTTACATGACTTGTCAAGTATCTAAAGTATGTTATAATATTAATATGAGAAAAATAAAACATTATGCCTAGAAAGAAATCCGAACACTATGTAAATAATAAGGAGCTATTACAGGCTATAACTGTTTATAGAGGAACAGCATTACTTGCAAAAGCAGCATACCTCAAAAAACATGGTATAGATCCACCAAAGTCAGGACCATGGGAGGGTAAACCCCCTATATCAAACTATCTTGGATCTTGTTTTCTAAAGATTGCTACTCACTTGTCGTATAAACCGAACTTTGTCAATTACATGTTTAGAGAGGATATGATCTCAGATGGAATCGAAAATTGCGTTCAATACATACATAACTTTGATCCTGAGAAATCCAAAAATCCTTTTGCTTACTTTACGCAGGTTATACATTATGCGTTTCTCAGAAGAATTCAAAAAGAAAAGAAACAATTAGATATAAAAACAAAGATTATTGAGAGAAGTGGATTTGACGAAGTTATGGCAGTTGATGATAATGCAATGTCAGGAAGCAGTTCTGATTTCAATACCATTAAAGATAATATTCAGTATCGTAATAATAATAGATGAAATTTGCCATAATAACAGATACTCATTACGGTGCACGTAAGGGGTCTACACATTTACATGATTATTTTAAGTTATTTTATGACAATGTGTTTTTCCCTACTCTGGAAAAGGAAGGTATTGATACCATAATTCATATGGGTGATATCTTTGATAGTCGCAAATCAATCGATTATCAGAGTTTAGAGTGGTCAAAGGAGGTTGTCTTTGAACCAATGAGAAAGTATAAGGTATATGCAATCACTGGTAATCATGATTGTTATTACAAAAATACTAATCATGTAAACTCACCAGAACTTTTATTAAAGGATTATTCAAATATATCAACTTTTTCAAAAGCAACTGAAATAAACATCGATGGATTAGATATTCTTCTTTTACCTTGGATTAATTCTGAAAACTATGATGAGTCTTTATACAAGATTAATAAAAGTAAGAGCAAAGTTGCGATGGGGCATCTTGAGTTAAATGGATTCAGAGCCACTCGTGGACATATGATGGAAACTGGAATGGATGTTGATATCTTTAATAAGTTTGATGTTGTGTATTCTGGTCATTTTCATACACGTTCTACTAACGGAAAGATACATTACCTAGGTAATCCATATGAAATGTATTGGAATGATGTGAATGATACAAGAGGATTTCATATCTTTGATACGGACACCCTCACTCATACTCCAGTTAACAATCCTTATAAATTATTCTATAACGTATATTATGAAGATACTAATCATAAATTATATAATGCAACTCAATTAAAAAACAAAATTGTTAAATTAATTGTTCGTAAAAAATCTGATCCTAAAAACTTTGAAAAATTTATAGATAAACTTTATTCCTCTGGTATACAGGATTTAAAAATAATTGAAAACTTTGTAATTGAAGAAGCTGAAAACTTTGAAATTGAAGAGGAGGAGAGCACAATCTCAATATTAAATCGTTATATTGATGAATCTGACATTGAGTTTGATAAAAATATCATTAAAAATATTTTCCAAGACCTTTATCGACAAGCCTGCGAGGTAGAGTAATGTTCCTTCTTACACTTAAAAACAAAAAGGAGGAAGGAGTATATGCTGTAGATGATCAGTATGGAAATCTTGTTTTATTTTTATTTGAAGATGAAGACGATGCTACAAGATATGCTATGATGTTAGAGGAAGATGAAGATAAAGAACTGGTTGTTGTTGAAATTGATGATGACCTTGCATTGAAAACATGTAAAATAAACAATTACAAATACGCAGTAATTACACCTGACGACATTATTATTCCACCTAAAAAATGATAACTTTTAAAACTATAAAATGGAAAAATTTTCTTTCGACTGGTGACCATTGGAATGAGATAAATTTTCTAGAAAAAAATACAAATTTAATAATTGGAACAAATGGATCTGGTAAATCAACTATGTTGGATGCTTTGACCTTTGCTCTATTCAATAAACCTTTTCGTAAGATAAACAAATCGCAGTTGATGAATACTGTAAATGAAAGAGATTGTCTTGTTGAACTAGATTTTTCTGTGAATAATCGTGACTATGTTGTTCGAAGAGGAATGAAACCAAATATATTTGATATTGAGGTCGATGGAAATTTGATGCATAGACAGGCAGACGATAGATCAAATCAGAAAATACTAGAGGAGGGTATACTAAAGGTAAATTATAAGTCTTTTACGCAAATAGTTATACTGGGTAGTAGCACTTTTGTCCCCTTCATGCAATTAAGTGGTTCGAATCGAAGAGAAGTTATTGAGGATTTATTGGATATACGTATTTTCTCTGCAATGAATAATTTAATTAAAGAACAAATTAGAGAAAGAAGAGAAAAAGTTAGATCTCTTGATCTTAAGAAAGATAATTTAAAAGATAAAATGACAATGCAAAAGAATTTTATCAAAGAACTGGAGGATAGGGGTAAAAATAATATTACAACTAACAAAGAAAAAATTAATACACTCATTAATGAGACTGATAATTATGTTTCAACTAATGAAAAACTTGAATATGAGGTTTGTGATTTAGTAAAGAATCAAGAAAAAATGACAGGTGCTGGAGAAAAGTTACTAAAACTTAACAATCTAAAGGGTAAATTATCCAATAAAGTAACAACACTTACCAAAGAACATAAGTTTTTTAAAGATAATGTATCATGCCCTACATGCACTCAACCAATAGAGGAAGAGTTTCGATTAAATAGAATTACTGACGTTCAAACTAAAGCTAAGGAACTCAAGAAGGGTTATAAAGACCTTGAAGAGACCATCAAAAAAGAGCAAGACCGAGAACGTCAGTTTCAAAAATTATCAAAGGAGATTACTAAACTCAATAATGACATTTCTAAAAACAATACTCATATCTCTTTCAACCAAAGACAAGTCAGAGATCTTGAATCAGAAATTCAAATTACTACCGAGCAATTTAAAAACAGAAATACTGAACATGAAAAATTAAAAGAGTTTAAAGACAATCTTAAGAATACAATTGATGAACTATCGGTTCATCGAGAAGATATACATCACCACGACTTTGCATATTCCCTACTCAAAGATGATGGTGTTAAAACTAAAATAATCAAAAAGTATCTACCCTTCATTAATCAACAAGTTAATAGATACCTGCAGTTGATGGATTTCTATATCAACTTTACCTTAGATGAGGAATTTAAAGAGACTGTAAAATCTCCAATACATGAAGATTTTTCATATGCTTCGTTTAGTGAAGGTGAGAAGATGCGTATTGATCTGGCACTACTCTTTACTTGGAGAGAAGTTGCAAGAGTTAAAAACTCAGTTAATACTAATCTTCTTATTCTTGATGAAATTTTTGATAGTTCTCTTGATGGTTTTGGAACTGATGAGTTCTTAAAGATTATTAGATATATTATAAAAGGTGCTAATATATTTGTGATATCACATAAGTCTGACTTAAATGATAAGTTTGAAAATGTGATACAGTTTGATAAAGTAAAAGGATTCTCTAAAATAGTAAAGGACAATTAATAAAGTGTCCACTCAACCCTGCCAATGGTAGGGTTTCTTTGTATAATAAGTATATCAGATACAAATCCCGATGACTATTCAATACGAAATCAAATCACAACTAGCAAAACTTCTTGCTACAGAAGACCTTGTTGTAGAGCACAAGAAAGTTGAGACTGCATCATTCAATATTGTAAGTCGAGTATTGACTCTACCTATGTGGGAAAACACAACAGAAGATGTTGTTGATATGTTGGTAAGTCATGAGGTAGGACATGCACTCTATACTCCAAATGAAGAGTGGTATAAAGAATATAAGATCAATCCAAGTGTTGTTAATGTTGTAGAGGATGCACGTATTGAGAAGTTAATGAAACGTCGTTATGATGGTATTATAAAGACTTTCTACAAAGGATATACAGAGTTACATAATCAAGATTTCTTTGATGTAAAGAAAAAAGATATTTCTAAGTTGAGTCTTGCTGATCGTATCAATCTATTCTTTAAGATTGGATCACACTACAGAATCTCATTCACAGATTATGAGCAAACACTTGTAGACCGTGTTGAATCTTGTGAGACATTCAAAGATGTATTAGAAGTATCTAAGTTAATTTATGAATATTGCCTAGACGAAATTGAGAAGAGAAAAGAAGAAGAGAAAACAGAACAACAAGCAGAATTAGATCTGGAAGGTGGTGATGGTCAAAGTGGTGGTGGATCGGGAGCAGAACTCGAAGATGTAAGAGATGATTGGTATGATGAAGATGGTAATATGACTGAACCTGATGAAGATGGTTCTGATGTTGAGAGTCATCAAGTTATACCAGAAGGACGTAGTAGTGGTGGTATTCAAATGGGAACTGGTGAATCTGAAATTGCCGAGACTGCTGAAAGTCTTGAGAGAGCATTAAAGAGTCTTGCAGTTATGGAAGGTATAGAAAATCACTATCTAGAATTACCTGACGTTGATACAGACCAAATCATTATTGAGAATGATGTTATTCATGCAATATGTAATGCTCACTTCGAATCCATTCGTAATGACTTTGAAGAAAAAAGTAAGATAGCAGCAGGTTTAGAAAGAGATTGGTCATTGTATAGTTTGGAAGAATCTGTCAAGGTTATGGCAGAATCAGATGTTGAGTTTCTTAAGTTTAAAAAAGAAGCACAGAAAGAAGTCAACTATCTTGTCAAAGAATTTGAGATGAAGAAGTCTGCAGGTGCTTATGCTCGTGCTACTACAAGTCGCACTGGTATTCTTGACACAAGTAAATTACACACTTACAAATACAATGAAGATCTATTCAAGAAAGTTTCTATCATTCCAGATGGTAAAAATCATGGATTGATATTTGTTCTAGATTGGTCTGGTTCAATGTCTCGTGAGATGTTAGATACCATCAAACAACTTTACAATCTAATCTGGTTCTGCAACAAAGTTCAAATACCTTTTGAGGTTTATGCTTTCACTGAAAACTTTCCTAATCAAGATGAAAATGGTATTCCGAAAGAATCTTATGAACCAAAAAATGGATTGTTTTCAATTAGACCTGGTTTTAGTTTGATGAATTTATTTACCAGTAAAGTTCGTGGTAAAAACTTAGAAAAGCAATTAAAAAACATATTCTGTATTGCTACAGCATTTAATAATTTTAATGGAAGTAGAGTCGTTCCTTTCGGTATGAGTTTATCAGGCACACCACTTAATGAGTCAATCGTAGCACTACACAAAA